CAGGAAGAGAACAATATGGTGCAAATGCCATACCGGGCCCTCTTCCTTGAACAGAATCTAACATCACCTGATACTTTAAGTTACTGGTGAAAATATGCTTCTGTTCTGGACGAAGTGTCTGATAGTCACTTCTATCTTTCTGTAGTGAGACCTCCTCTGGTCTCCAGAAATACCCTAGTTGTTGAGTGGTTAATCTCTCAAATACTGGGTACTTATAGTTATCATATCTTTGAATTCCAAGTGGTTTTCCAAAGAACATCGGTTGTTTTGTTGTCTCGACTTCTTCAGTATTGAATACAGTCATTGAGTCAACTTTTTTCATTTTTTCCTCTGAACTTGTTTTAAATTTTACAAGACTCACAGTCTTCGTCCTCCGTTAAAATACAAGAAACTAATTCTCCTAGATCTGTTGATGGTGTTGGTGGTTCCTCAATCTCATCTGTTTTGATGTCATAAGTATTTTGGTAGTAAGATGTCTTCCAACCATACTTGTAAGTTGTTAGAAGGTCTTGTGCCATCACAGATACCGGAACCTCGTTATCTGGATAGTTTTCTGGATTATAACTCCAATTACCGGAAATTGCTTGATCAAAGAACTTTTGCATAACTGCAACGACATTGATATATCCCTCATTGGACTTCATGTCCCACAAGAGTGTATAGTTATTTTTTAAGTGTTGATATCCGGGTACAATTTGTTTCAACGGCCCTTTCTTCGACTTTTTAATGGACAGGTATCCTCTAGGTGGTTCGATTCCGTTTGTGGCATTAGACACAACGGAACTGCTCTCCGATGGCATCTGTGCGGACAATGTTGAGTTCCTAACTCCGTATTCCAAGACAAGTGCTCTAAGAGATTCCCAATCATATTTTAGGTCATTTGAAACGATTTCATCTACATCCTGCTTATATGTATCAATCGGAAGAATTCCATTTCCATATTTTGTATTCGCAGAATACTCACATGCTCCTTTTTCTTTTGCAAGGTTCACAGTGGACTTAATTAGGTAGTATTGGAATGCCTCGGAAAGGTCATGGACTAACTCCCATGCTCCCTTATCACTGTAGAATTGCCCATGCTTTGCCAAATAATGTGCGAGACCAATATACCCTATACCAAGCGATCTCCTTGCTCTGGTGGCGATGGCTGCTGCATTGACGGGGTATTGCTGAAAATCAATGAGTTCATCAAGACTCCTAACAGCAAGATCACAGAGAACTTCAAGGTCGGATAGATCACGAATCTTACCGACATTAATAGCACTAAGAATGCAAAGAGCAATTTCACCAGTTTTGTCATCAATATGTTGTATAGGTTTAGTTGGTAATGTGATTTCCTGACATAAGTTACTCATCTCAACCTTGTCAATAAACGATGAGTGACTATTGCAGTGATCAATATTCATTAAATACACTCTACCAGTTTCTGCCCTTTCTTTCAAGAGGTCTAATATAAGTTCTTGTGCATCTACTTGAGTCTTAGGTATAGACTCATCTAACTCATATTGCTTGTATAGATCGTCAAAAGATTCCGTACCAAAACTATCATAAAGCCCTGCAACATCATGAGGAGAAAAAAGTGTGATCTTTTCATTGTCAATAAACCTTTGATAAAATAATGCACTCAACTGTATTGAGTAATCGAGTTTACGAACTCGATTATCTTCTGTACCTTTATTATTCTTTAGAACTATTATATCCCTTATTTCTTGGTGCCAGATCGGGAAGTGGACAGTTGCTGATCCACCACGGATGCCATTTTGAGTGCAACATCTGACAGTGCTTTCAAACTTTTTGAGGAAAGGGACAACCCCTGTGTGCTGTACTTCTCCACCCCTGATTTTAGCGTTGATGCCACGGATGCGGCCTGCGTTGATACCGATACCTGCCCTTTGTGCAACATACTTGCCAATAGCCATATCACTGCTAAATATGCTATCGAGGGTGTCATCAATATCAACAAGAACACAGCTGGCATACTGTCGAAGAGGTGTACGAACTCCTGCCATGATAGGAGTCGGGATGTTGATTTTGTGTTTGGAAATGGCATCGTAATACTTTTTAACGAAGTCTAGTCTAACTTCTTTTGAATATTTAGAGAAAATTGTAGCAGAAATTAACAAATACATGAACTGTGGAGACTCATATATTTCACCGGTGCTTCTATCCTGTACAAGATACTTATCAGCAACTTGACGAAGACCTGCATATGTAAACAGATAATCCCTTCCATGATCGATGAAAGACTCCAACTTAGCAAACTCTTCCTCTGAATATAAATCAAGGATCTCAGGGTCATATATGCCCTTCTCAACGCACCTCTGTGTATGTTCATAAACTGTTGGAAGTTCATGTAATCTAAAAAAGACTTGTTTTCTGATTGAATATAATAATAATCTTGCTGCAACAAATTGATAATTAGGATGATCTAAATCAATCAAGTCAGATGCACTTCGTATCAGAATCTCTTGTATCTCTCTTGTTGTGATTCCATCATAGAACTGTATTCCAGAATTGATTTCGACTTGACTTGCTGATACTCCTGCAAGATTTTTACATGCGAGTTCTACCATTACATGTATTTTTTCAAGATTCAAGGGTTCAATAGACTTATCCCTTTTGAGAACTTTGGTTCCGTTGCTCATATTTTCTTCCAATAGTTGAATTTAATTTTTGCTTGTAGACCAGAATATGTATTTGATTCTATCACTCTTCTGACATCATGTCCAGAGTTTATCATGTCATTCACATCTTTCTCCTGTATTGAGGAAGGCCAGATGACTACCTTATCTCCTCGATCAATGGTCTTGTGGATTCTTTCAATGATTTCTCTGTTACGAGGTTCATTATCAAAAACCCAAATATAACTGCTCCAACCAAACGACCGAATATCAAGATCGGAACCGCACATAGCAACCGAGTTCTCCACGAAGGTGGAATCGAAAGGCCCTTCAAGAATGTAAATGGGTTTTTTTGTGTCAATTTTGTCCAATCCATAAATTTTAGGTGCGTCTTCATTGAGCATCACAGTGATATATTTAACATTATTTGGGCCTAGACTTCTGCCTTGGAAACCGATTATGTTTTTATCCTCATCATGCATTGGAATGATGATTCGAGATTCATCTTTTGTAACATCATGAAAAGTATATTTTTTAGTATTGACCCACTCTTTAAACTTTGCAGCAAAGAAAAAATTAGATGGTTCAAGACCTCTTTGTGTTAAATATTGTTTCGCTACAGGAACTTCTGATGCTCTTGGTAAGTCAAGTTTCTGTTGAAATACAGGTTTTTTAAATTCAAACTTAGGTTCTTCCACCACAAAATTTCTTCCCCCTGCATGACCTTCCTTAAACTTCTCAAGCACATATTGCTTGTGAAGAGTGGTATCAATCTGTTTGAGAAAGTTATTCAATGACGAACTTGCACCACAGTTATGGCACTTAAAGTTTGTATTTGTCTTGACTTGATAGAAATATCCTCTTGCCTTATTCTTGTGCTTCTTTGAGTCACCACAGATCGGACAGCGAAAATTATATAAGTCTGCCTTCACTCTTTTGAACTTTTCTAATCGTGAAGACACCAAGCCTATGTACTTGGAATCAATTATATCCATGTGGATATTGTTACTTTGTTTGTATTATACCCGAAGTTGTTGGTGGAGTCAATGCACCCCTTAAAAATCTTTGACCAATCGGAGATACTATGAAACTTATTATAGTTAAAGAACCTGCGATTGTCCACATTTTCTTTTCAATTGTTCTTAAACGATTGTCTACAAGCATTATATCTCTCTCACATCCCTTCTTTATATCCGTTGCGTGACGATCTAATTTTTGATCTACCTGTTCAATTTTTTCAAATAGTACTGCATCAATACGATCTTGTTTGTCTAACTTTTCATTATGAACCGCAAGAAGTTCTCCCATCTTTACTGAGTTCTCTTGTAAAGATTGTACGACCTTCTCTAGTCTTTCTAATATCGCTGCATTAACATTCGTATTGTCATCCATCTTTTTTATTAGTTAACCACATCTTTCGTGATCCACGACCACCATAGATATATTTTTTCTTTTTTCTTACAGGAGGATCATCTCCTGCCTCTCTTGTTCCTGCAATTTGACCACCACCAACATTATTCGTAGGGGCAGCCATCGCTGCTTCCTCACGAAGAGTCTTAACAATAGATATGATCTTATCGATATTCATTAAACTGAGTGCAGTTCTTTTACACAAACTGGATCTTCCGGTATGTTATGAACCGGAGTCTTCGGATATTCTGGTATGCGATTTAAGAATACAAGGAAACTTTTAATCGCTGGCCACAGATCCTCTTCTAGATTATAAAACAAAAGGGCAATTGCTGCGTCATTGAATACATTAAACAACACCGTCAGGTGATTCAGTATTAAATGAGTTTTCAATACCCCTGTGTTTTTATATCTTTTTAGAAGTCTTTTAACATACTTGATACGCTTTAAATCATCCTCAAAGTCATCTTTGGTAAGAGCATGTGGATTGTCGTAGAATTTTATAGCAAATAACAAATAGTTGTCTTCATTCAATTCATCAAATCTCATATGTTTAAGTCATCCTGCAATATTTATGCAGCAACTGTCAATGTTCCAGCAGCAGTTCCGATTGCAACTGAACTAGTGATTGTAGATGCAGAGTTTGTTCCGGCATCCTTGATTGTACCACCATTCAATGAAACTGGGTTTGCCACAACCTTTAAAACATCGTTAGCGTTTGTTGCAGCGTTATTGGCAGCAATCGTTTTTCTGAAAGTAAGTTCGTTTGTACCTGTTCCAGATAAGTAGTTGCATGTAATATTTCTTGAAGATGATGTTTGATTAGTAACTAGGAACTGTGGTGTGCCTGTTACATCAACTGGTTCATTGAATCTAACTAACATATCAATGTTACCACCATCTGACTTGTCAAATGCTGTAGATTTAAATTCAACTTCTGTAATATCGGCAAGACCAAGACTGGTTGCCAATCCACCTATTGCTACAAGAACTTCTGGTGTTGCACTTGTATTATCGTTTCCACTAAGAGCAGAACCAGCTTCGAGCACCCAACCACTTGCATTTGCAAATACTTGTTTCTTCTCAGCTGTGGTCAAATTCTTAGGCTTAGACTCGTCTGAGTCTGTCGCTCCCCATAAAGGCATGATTCTCTGTATAACTTTTCAGAGATATTTATAAAAGTAAAAGACTTTTACCTTGCTTTGATAGCCTCTTTGACGGTTTCGAGCAACTTATCATCCATATCAGTTTTAGTAAGTTTAACTGCCTTACCTAAAATGACTAGACATAAATCAATAAGTTTTTCTCCCAACTCTGAGTCTTCTGGGATCTTATCGACAGCATCTTTAATAATTTTTGATGCAAATGGTAATAGAAAAGAGAGCATTGTGTTATTTTGAACTCACTCTATATATAATCAATCGTACTTTTTTTTGCCTCCGACGATTCGACCTGTTCCTTTTTTATCGTAGAATTTAACACCGTGCTTCTTGGTGTCGGAATATAGTCTGTCGGATTCTTTCTTTTTCTCTCTTGCTCTATCCTTTGCATCCCTTATACGCTTTTGCATTTCGGGAAATGAAATCTTTCGGTTTAACTTGAGTTCTTCTGTAGTGACTTTTTTCTCAGGTAAACCTTTGTGTTTTGTTGAAGCAAACTTCTTTACATCAGTTTTCTTCATATCCTCAGCTGCTTTCGCAGTCTCAGGTGTAGTTGGTACTTGTTCGCCTTTTTGAATGGCACGAACGATTCCAAAAAATCTCTGTTGTTTTTTAGAGAGTGCTGGCATTACTTTTTGCCAACATCCATAACAGCCTTGCCATACTTCTTCTTGACAAGTTCAAGTGCAGAAGGCCCTTTATATACCTTCCGTGTCTTTTCCATTTCTTTACTTGGAGGCATGGTAGTCGCGTCTTTCTTATCTTTGGATGGTCTTATTCTTCCTTGATCTCTTAGACGATCATAACCCTCTTCACTTATGAATTCTTTAAAAGTTTTCATTTCATACCTTTTTTCATTGATGCTGCTTTTGCTTTTAAACGAGCAGTTTTCTTATGGGGATACATCGTATCCATAGTATGACTTCTCTTAGGATAGACACTTCCACTATGTCCTGCCTTAGTTCCCTTAGTTTTCTTTCCTCTATCTGCCTTATGTCTTTCCTGTCTTTCTTGTTGTTCACGACCCAACTTACCATAACCCATACCACTTCTATTCATAGCAGAAGTCATATCTCTTCTTGCTCTCTTACTTCCTGTTTCCCCCTCAATAAATGAATCGTCATACTTATTTTTTTCATCAACTTGATTATAGACCTTATGATATGCATCAACAAGACCTTTATCATGTTCATAACCCATATTAAGACCCATTGCTCTCATCTTGTTCTTTGCAAGGTTGATCTTTGTTGGCATTGATCTTGGATCATCTTCCTCTTTCTTCTCTTTCTTAGACTTAGGTTTAGTATCCATTTCTGGTTTCATCATATCTTCTTCTCTAAGTCCTTTTTTGATTCCCTTCATTGCACCTTGGCCTGCACCTTTGATTGCACCACCAACTGCACCTGCAGTACCACGAAGAACTGCCATGCCAGCTTTCTTACCAACTTTCTTAACTTTCTTAACTGCTGCCTTAGTTACTTTGTCATCAAACTTGTTAAACTTTTTAACACCTGACTCAACACCTTTAGCAACATTAACTAACATTCCTTCATCAACTAAGTCACCATCTTCTTCCTTAGATGCCATAATCTGATCGCCAGCACCCATGCGAACTGCTTGCATTTTCTTCATAAGAACCTGCTTCTTCGCCATGTTTGCTTTCTTTTGCTTTGCCTTTAACTGAGGATCTACTGTCATTTCCTCTTTAACTTCATCAGGAAAAACCTTGATAAGTTTTGCATTGTTTACACCCTCACCTGTAATTTTCTTTTCTTTCTCTTCTTTCTTTTCGATTAGTTCCTTAAATCCTGTCCATACCTTATCTTCCTTTGCCATTGCTTTACCAATAGCCTTACGACGATTTAGAAGATACTTGTCAGTACCATCTTTCTTACCATCGTTATTGACATCACCATCTTCTTTACCAACTGGATCTAATCCCTGTTTTACTTTTGCAGTTGATGATCCCTTATACTTTTCTGATTTAGTGGGTTCACCATAACCTGTCATCTCTACTGATGAGATATTTGGATTGTTACGAAGATCAGCAATCTTTGAACGAGTTGCCATTCTTACATATGAATTACCTGTCTTCTTATCTGTGACTCTTACCTTAAAAGTTTTCTCATCACTTTTACCCTCAGTTATCTCTTCGTCTTCATGGGGTATTGTATTTCCATTCTTATCTTTCTGATGATGCTCTACAAAAACTTTAAACAATGCAGATGATGCATGACCTTTTACCAAGTCTTGCACATCAATATAACCCTCTCCCATAAGCATTTGCTTTGCTCTTGCTTTAATAGCAGGTGCGGAAGGTGACTTTGCAAGTTGAGATATAAATGCCTTTCTCATCGCAGCAGGATCTATGCGGCCACCTGCTTTTGCCTTCATACTTTGCTTAACTTTGTAGCGTGTATCGTATGCGAGTTGTCTTGCTTGTTTCTCAACTTTTTCCTTCGCTCCTACTGGAGAAGCAGCCACTGGTTTGTCCATTAACTTATTACTTGGAATTTTTTCTATATTTATTTATAAAGTGTCGTCCGTAACTACTTCCGGGAACCAATCTTTCCACATATTTTCTAAACGCATCAGTGCCAACTTCCCTTTGATCTGCAGGAACTCCAGACTCTGTTGTGCCATTTACAACTGCCTCTGAAACATCTTTAATCCATGATTTAAACATGATCTTATCTTCAGTCACACATATTAAATGGTTTGCACCACGACGGATAATACGGCCAACTAAACCATTATTCATATTCTCTACTATTTGTCCAACACGAAATATCTTTTCACCTATGTAATTTTCACGAAGACCCTGCCAATCAAACTTAGGTGCAATCTCCCATAAACTCCAACCTTCTTTAATATTCATTGCACTACGAATCTTTTTAAATAATTCTTCAGCATCCTTTTGACTCAAAGATTTTGGCACACCCTTCATAAATGCTTTAATGTCTCCCTCTGCTGCTGCCTTTCTTTGTTTTGATGCAGACATTCCAGTGACATCATCAGAATCTGGATCACGATCTCCGGCAGACATAACCTCTACATTGTCAAACTGGTATAGTTTACCATTATAATCATTTGCTAGTTTATCAAATTCTTTTACACGATCTCCACCACCAACTATTCTAACATTTGCATATCCATCATTATGTGCTTTCTTTAATACATCAAAGATGGTTCTATTATTTGCATCATTAACAATCTTATTTTTATGTTTCGGGAACATCTTCTGCATAACAGATACTTTAGTGTCTGCATCTAACGGATTCTTTTTCTTATCCTGACTTCTTGATGGTACAATCATATAGTCATCTTCATCAGATGAGGATGCAACAGTATCTAATAATTTTTCATGACCAGTTGTTGGTGGATTAAATCTACCAAATGCAATCGTTAAAGTTCCTTTTGTCTTCTCAACCTCTGCAGGTTGCATTGTCATTACTGGTTCTGCTGCAGGTTCAGCACTTGTTCCTGTTGATATTCTCTTTTCTTTTTCTGTTTGTCTAGGATCTTGGCCACCTATTCTCTGTCTCTTGTTAAAGAATTTAAGTGATCCTCTTTCAGTCTTTGCAACAAACTCTCCCTTATTGTCGTACCATCCTCCATGACCATCACTCTTCAGACCCATTCTAGTGGCCTGTTGGACAGCATTAGATTCTGATAAAAATTGGAAAAGTGTTTTCATCTGCAAAGTTTCATCGTGACCGTTTTTTCATTTGCGATCAGATAATTAATTAACTTTTGTCTCATTATAACATATTTATCTTTCTTTCGTTTGTTCTTTTTATTTTTAATCAATTTTTCAAATGCCTGAAAACAATAATATAAAAAGTCATTATATCTTTCTCTTTTGTTTGTTGATTTCGATTCAAAGGATCGAATGAGTTCGTCGATGTTAATCATTTCTTGCTAACCACTCCATTGTATTTAAAAGCTAAACGAATAAACTGACCCAATTTATGTTTTATACCGACTTCATTTGTTCTCACTGCAAATTCAAAATGAGTATCGTGATCTCTACAAGTTAATGTGATTATAATATTTTGTTTAGATGTTTTACTTTTTTCAATTTTAATTCCATCTTTTCCTTTTTTCGATCTTTGCACACACTCGGCAAGTATATTTTCATCATTCTCAACTGTAGCCTTATTACCATCTAATTTAAGTAATAGAGTTGGCACATTTTTATCTACTGCTGCAACATCATTTAGCAACCATTTTTTAGTATCCTCTATGTTCTTAAGCATGTAAGAAATCAGTTTACCTCTCAACCAATCAAGTTGCTCATCATATAATTGATTATAATAATCTTTATCACTTGCCTCTAAGTTTGCCACAGCAGTAACCATTTGATCCTTACCATAGAAACTAAACGCAGGAATATTAGGGACTTTTTTATAATATTGATTATAAGATTCTTTTTGCCATTTTTGATATGTTGATAAATCACTGTACCCATCTTTCATAACAGCTGATACATATGTGTTGTATTTTGGTTCTTTAGTTCCTGTTCCTCCAGCTTTGACGGATAATCCAATCATTTTACCATCATTAAATTCAATAAAAATATCTCCACGATGTGATGGACTTACTCCATTTGGTTTTTTACGATATCCCCAATAAACTTGTTTAATTGGTTTACCTTTATTCTGTTGATTAATATATCCTAGTGCAGCTTTTGCATTAGTTACTTTTTCTTTAAATTTTGATGAGTGAATAGCATCATCAATAAATTTTTTACCTTGCTTGTAATCATTATTTCCTACAAAAACTTTTGATTTGGGATCATAAGATTTTTGTATAGCAGCATAAAAATTTTGTTCTGTAAGTTTTTGAGGTATATTTTTATCAAATGCTATCACCGGAAACAATTCTGTAATAGTCGAATTTAAAGTGGTTTCTTGCATACCACCTGACTTATTTTTATAAACTATTATAAGATCCTGATTCTTGATAAATGTAGCAAGTTCAGTTGACTTCTTTGATAACTTTTCTTCAGTGGCGATTTTCCGTTTCTTCAATGCAGCGGTTAAAGAATTTCTTGCATCGACCCTTAAACCATTAGTCACAGCATAAATGTAAACCTTTGACACACCCTCCATCTTTTTAATCTCAAGGTTTTTCTCATCATTGATCGCTTCAATGACTTTGGCTTTTATGGAATCTGAAACAGCCATTACTTTTTAAAATATTTTTGAATTATATCAATCTGATCCTGATACTTCGCAATCATATCTAACTCTTGTTCAATTGCCTCTACAATATTAGAGTGTTCTCCAATACCTGCAGGGTTTGTTAGATACACTTCTACATTTGCCACATGTTTTTGAATGTCACCTTGTGCATGGGCCAGAAGTGCTTTGATTAATTGATCTCTCATGCTAATAGAGTTGCTCCAACTATTTATCCTTTACCTCTTCATTATAGCACGGTTTACCAAAAGTTTTGTAAGCAAGTTGTTCTTTTAAGAACGCAACTTGTGCTTTTAATTGAGTATTCTCATTCTGAAGAACTTCAATCTCTGCCTGATATACAGTAATCATAGTATCTTTATCTGTCATTTGCTGCTCGGTTTTCGGATTTATATACATCAAACTCTCCACCCGGATATCTTTTCTTTAACTTTTCAACATTCCCTGCAACAACATCTTCAATTGAAACATCAAGTGCCATACATGCTTGCATCACATACCACATAACATCACCCAACTCAATAATAAGATGTTCTCGATTGTCGTCGTTCCAAGGCTTACCTTGGAAAACCATCTTCTTAACGATCTCCATAAACTCACCACCTTCAGCACTAATGCCAACAGCAGCAGTAAGAAGCCGCTCAATATTTGCACCCTTTCCATCAAGGGAACTAAGACTTTCAATAAAACATTGATAATCTTTACTGGAACCGGATGTGACACCATCCACGAATAGAGCATACTTAGAAAAGTCAATTTGTTTTGTCATTAGAATTTAAACTCAGCGAAAGATTTCTTGGGTGTTTTTTCTTCATCATTATACTCCTCCTTAGTGCCGGAGTCAAGCACATCGTCTTGTGCTTTCTGTTCACAGTCATATAATCTCATTTTTGCACGATCAACACCAATAATGAACCTCTTAAATATTGTAGGATCATTATATCTATTCTTTAATTGTTTGACCATTATCTGCCCCAACCCCTCAAGCTCCTCCGTACTAATAAGAGCAAACATAAGATCAGCAGTGGCAGGTAAACCGAAGGACTCACTTGTGTCAGTAAGATCGACATCACTACTACCATAGCCAGAGCGAGTCGTCTGAGTAGCGGAGAGGATAGGTACATTAGCCTCAACTGCAAGACCACGGAGTTCTTCCGCAATCGCTTTGATATACGAGTAAGAATTGACATTAGATCCAGTCCTGTAACGAGAAGATGCACATATATTTAAGTAATCTACAAATATTATATCAGGTTTAAAAGACTTTTTCAACGCTAGTTCATTCAAAAGTGCTTTGAAATGTCCAGAATGTGCTGCTGCAGTTGGGTATTCTTTGATAATAAGTTGACCTTGTGTCTTCTTTGCGATCTTTGCAACCTTCTTATCAAACATAGGTTTAGGTAACTCACTTAAATTTTGAATTGCTGTGTTCAATAAGTTTGCGTCAATTCGTTCAGCAATTTTCTCTTCTGCCATCTCCATTGTAATGTAGAGAACATTCCGTCCTTGGAGCAACACGGAGCTAGCAAAGTGGCACATGAATAAAGACTTCCCGACACCTGTACCAGCCAACGCGATGTTAAGAGTCTTATTAGGTAAACCACCTTTGGTAATTTTATTAAAGTATTCGAGATCAAAGGGTATTTTGTCTTCTGTTCTGTGATAGTATTCGTATCTTTCATCAGAGTTTAGTATGTAATCGTGTCCAATATTATTATCGAAAGAAACAGCAAGTGCATCAGATAGTATTGAAGGAATCGCATCACGATTCTTTTTATCATCTTCACCATCAGCAATATGAATTGACTCCATCAAGGCAAGATAAATCGCACGGTCACGACACCACTTCTCAGTGATATCAAGTAACCATTGATTATCTACAGGTGAGTCATTCAGTTCTTTGCTAGTATCATTAATCTGCTTTACTTCTTCTGCTGTTAAGTCTGTTCGATTTTCAACCTCAATATTTAGTGCTTCTAGAGTTGCACATGAGTCGTACTTTGTGATAAACGAAACAATCTCTTCAAATAATATCTTATCAGTTCTCTGCTCAAAAAAATCAGGTTGGATAAATGGAATTGTTTTACGAGCAAACTCTTCATTAAAAACAAGATTCCGAAGAATCGTGGTTTCAATTCTCTCCATATGAAAATGTCCTCTGTGCAGTTTCGTCTAACTTATTAAGTATATCATCTGTAAAATATTTTTCTGGTTCTGCATATATTTGTTTCGCATATATTTTCTTACCATTGATCTCATAACGACCGGCAACATTCTTCCATAGACCTGCACTTTCTCCTAATTCAAGAAGACCATAGTATTTGTCAAGACCTCTTTCATCAAAGTAGAGTCTTGTTTCTACTTCTCTGTTTTCTCGACTGATCCTTGATTTAACCGTCTTAGCTTTAATAATGTTTCCAACAACCTCTGTCTTATCCTTTTCCTTTTTTTTGCTGAGATAAATGATTGTAG